ATGGCGAGACGCCACCGGAGCCCGCTGCCGAGGGCGAGACGCCCCCAGCGGAAGAGGCCGAGACCGAGCTTGTCGTCAGCATTGGAAACGAGGAGCCGCCGCCGCCCGAACAGGAAGCCGAAAAGGCCCCTGCATGGGTGAAGGAGCTTCGCAAGCAGAACCGCGAACAACAGAAGCGCATTCGTGAACTGGAACGCAGCACGCAAGCAACGGCGCCGCAGGGTGAGCAACTATCCGCCCCGCCGAAAAAGCCGACACTGGCTGATGCGGACTATGACACGGACGCTTACGAGGTGAAGCTGGATGAGTGGCATGCGGCGAAGGCCGCGCATGACCGCAAGGTCGCCGATCGCCAGCGCGAACAGAATGCTGTGAAGGAAGCATGGGACGCCAAGCTTTCCGGCTACAATGCCGCCAAGGCAGAACTCAAGGCTCGCGACTTTGAGGATGCAGAGGCGGTCATTGCGGACACGCTTTCCGTAACGCAGCAGGGCATCATTCTCGACGGCGCCGAGAAGCCCGCGCTTCTGGTCTATGCGCTAGGCAAGAACCCCAAGAAGGCTGCCGAGCTGGCGGCCATCACAAACCCGGTCGCATTTGCTGCGGCAATTGGAAGACTGGAGGCAAGTTTGAAAGTCACACAACGCAAGCCGTCTGCGGCGCCCGAAAGCATTCCGAGCGGCAACGCTCCGAAGACCGGAGCCGTGGACAACACATTGGAAAAACTGCGCGAAGAAGCGGCGAAGACGGGCGACATGACGAAGGTCATGGCCTACAAGCGCCAGCAGCGCGCGAAACAGGGATAACGATCCATGCCTAACGCCTTCAGTAAAGAAGAGCGGGTCGCATTTGAGAACATTCTCGAAGGCTTCCAGGACGCTCTTGTGCTCTCCCGCAACGTGGCCGTGTTCAATACGAACTCCACCGAGATGGAACGCACGAACAACATCATCTGGCGCCCGCAGCCGTACATCGCCACGTCATATTCCGGCACGGACATGACGACCAACTTCGACGATTACAGCCAGCTCTCTGTGCCGGCGACGCTGGGCTTCCAGCGATCCGTGCCGTGGGTGATGACTGCAACCGAACTGCGCGATGCCCTGCAGGAGGGTCGCCTTGGCGATGCCGCCAAGCAGAAGCTCGCCAGCGACATCAACGTCAGCGTGATGAACGTTGCCGCCAACCAGGGAACGCTGTTCGTCAAGCGCTCCACGGCGGCGGCCGGGTTCGACGACGTGGCCCAGTGCGAAGCGATCATGAACGAACGCGGGGTACAGGCGAATGACCGCTATCTTGCTCTCTCCACGAGGGACTATAACGGCATGGCATCGAACCTTGCCACCTCGACCCGCTCGTTCGGCAACCAGATTTCTGACCCGGCGCTGCGCAAGGCGTTCGTCGGGACGGTGGCGAGCTTCGACACCTACAAGCTCGATTATGCCAACCGGAAGACGGCGGCGGCGGGCGGTGGTGGTCTCACCATCAACACGACCGTGGCCGGCGCCCAGTACTACGTGCCGAAGGCGACTTCGACCGCAACCACTGGCGAAACGTCCAACGTCGACAACCGCTATCAGACCATCACCATTTCTTCGACCACTTCGGTTGTGGCCGGTGATGCGTTCACGATTGCGAACGTCAACAGCTGCCACCTGATCACGAAGGCCGACACGGGCCAGTCGATGACGTTCCGCGTCATCTCTGTGCCGTCCTCGACAACGCTCGTGATCAGCCCGCCGATCATCTCCAACCAGGGCGGATCGGACGCTGAAACGCAGTATCAAAACTGCGTGGTGAGCGCGACCTCTTCAACGGCCGCGATCACCTTCCTCAACACCGTCACTGCGTTCCAGAACCCGTTCTGGTTCAAGGACAGCATTGAGCTTCTGCCGGGCCGTTATGCGGTTCCGTCTGATGCGGGCGCGGCGGTCATGCGTGCGGCGACTGATCAGGGCATCGAACTGGTCATGCAGAAGCAGTATGATATCAACACGATGCGGACCAAATACCGCCTCGACACGCTTTACGGCGTGGTCAACAAGCAGCCCATGATGTCCGGCATCATGATGTTCAGCCAGACCTAACGGAGAGATCGCAATGAGTACCTTTCTTACCGGCGGCGGCCGCGTCTCCGTCACACTGACCGCAACGCAAAAGCTCGCGGTCGCATCACAGGGCACGGTGAACGTTTACCGCACCAGCGGTTTCGTGAACTACCCGGACAGCACCAACCTGCTTGCCACCATCATCAACGGCCAGACCGTGTTCGGCACCTATACCGGTGGCGCCACGCTGATCATCGATGCGGGCGGCGGCCTGTCGGCGCAATACGAGGTGGGCACCGACCCCATCGTCAAGCAGTGGCGGACGGATAACGGCATTCAGCCGGACCCGACTGCCAAGACCACGGCTGTCACCCTGACGGTTGCGGAAGTCCTGACTGGCATCATCACCGGCACTCACGCCGCAGGCGCCACGCAGGCTTACACGCTCCCGACCGGGACGCTGCTGGATGCGGCGGCGACATGGGACACTAACGAGTACTTCGAGTGGTCGCTGATCAACCTGTCTGCGGCTGCGCTTGATACGATCACGCTCACGGCTGCCACGGGTCACACCATCGTCGGCAACCCGATTGTGCAATCGTCGAACGCATCGACGGGCGGTATCTATGGCAACTCGGCCCGCTTCCGGACCCGCAAGACGGCGGCGAATACGTTCATCACGTACCGCACCGCCTAAGCCTAAACGCCCCGGCCTTAAAAAGCCGGGGCAACTGGTTTTCAGGAGCCGACATGACCGATTTTCCAACCATCGTTTACCGCTGCCCCGGCCCGAACTGGGGTCCGCCTGGCACGACCTACAACAGCATTGGCGTTGCGGATCAGAGCGCATTTGACAAGGCTTTGGCCGATGGCTGGTTTGCCACGCTGCCGGAAGCCGTTGAAGCGTTTCTAAGCCCAGCCGAACCCGTTCGCGTCATGGCGGCCGTTCCAGCTGACGAAGTGTTCCCCGACGAAGCCCCGCCGACACGCGATGAGATGCTCGCCAAGGCGGCAGAGATCGGGCTCTCTGTCGATAAGCGCTGGTCCGACAAGACGCTGGCCGCGAAGATCATTGAAGCGCTGCAGGCTGCGGAAGCGGCCAAGGCCGCACCTGATCCGGAGCCTGTGCCGTGAGCTGGACAAAACGCGAGATCGTGACGAATGCCTTCGAGGAGGTTGGTCTTGCGTCCTATGCCTTCGACCTGCAGCCCGAGCAGTTGCAGGCTGGCCTGCGCCGTCTCGATAACATGATGGCGACGTGGAACAGCCGGGGCCTTCGCATCGGCTATCCACTGGTCAACAGCCCGGCCAGGTCTAGTCTCGACGATGATACGAACGTCACGGACGAGGCGATCGAAGCCATCGTGCTGGGCTTGGCTGTACGCATCGCACCGATGCTGGGCAAGACGGTAAGCCCAGATACCAAGGCGGGCGCGCGGTCCGCGTATATGGCGCTTCTGAGCCGCCGCTCGACCATCCCCGAGCAGCTTAACGACGCCAACGCCATCCCGTCCGGCGCCGGAAACAAATACTGGCGCATCACGGGCGATCCGTTCCTGCTGCAGGAAGAACGTGGTTTAACAACTGGGCCTGACGCTGAACTTGATTTCGAGAGTTGACCCATGACAGCCATCAACCAGCTATCCTCGACTGACACGCTGACCGCAGGCGATTTGCTGCCGGTCTGGAGTTCGGCCAACAGCGACACGCGTAAGGCCAGCCTGACCGTGCTGCAGGAGTTCATGCAGGACAACCTGACCTTTTCGGCTGGACAGTTCGTGGTGCAGTACGCGGCGCCGTCATCCAGCGGCTTCACCGTCACGCTGCTGAGCAACACGAATAACCAGTGGCTCATCATGTCGCCGCTGGCGGCTTACGCGGCTGGGACCATCACATTCCCGCTGTCCACGTCGGTCACTGACAATCAGGAAATCCTGATCTTCTCGACGCAGGCGGTGACGACGCTGACGCTGGCGGGGAATGGCGCTTCGGTTGTGGGCGCGCCGACCGGCATCAACCAGAACGGCTGCATGCGGTTCAAGTACAATTCCCTTGCGACGACATGGTATCTGATCGGCGTCAACTCAACGTCAGGGCAGGCGTTCTTGAACACCGCACAGACGTTCACGGCGCAGCAGACGCTGACGAGCGGCCTTGTGCTGCAGTCGGCTTCGGCAGCGTCGATTGCGGCGATCGGCAACGCGATCAACACGACGAACAAGGTGACGAGCAAGTTGGTGCATGACACCACGAACAACCGCCTGATGGTGTCGTCTGGGTCGGCGGCGGCCTCACCGTGGTATATTGTCGATGGCTCTGGATCGGTGGTGCCGGCATGATGGATGCAGAAGAACACGGGCAGTTGAAGGCGCTCGCCTGGCGCACGCTGAAGGCCGTCGATCACATCGACGCCAAGGTCGCAGACGAGGGGCTGATGCTGTCACCGGAATGGCGCGCATGGCGCGCGCAAGTGCGCGCTGTTATCCGCGGCGAGCGCATGGACATTCCCGAAGAGCCGCCGCGCTATATCGATGGCGCTACGGCATACAACCCCGCTGCGATCTTCAAATCGAGCTGGCAGGACCTTGCCCCCGCTGCGCCGGCGCAACCGACCCGAGATGAGCGCGACGATGAGATCGATGCGCTGCGCAAGCGTATTGCCGAGCTGGAGGCGGCGCCCAAGGCGGCGGTCCTGACGCCCATCGTTGAGCCTTCCGAGCCGCCTCCCGAAGTGCTGGCCGAGGCGCTGCCGGACGAGGATCATGCCGAGCTGAAGCAGCGCCTTCTGGTTGAGCTTGGCAGCTTGCGCAACATGCTGGTGGGCAACATTCCGCTGACGGCGGAAGACCAGACGCGCAAGCTGGAGCGGCTCGCGGCGCTTGAGCATCCAACCATTCTCAACTGGCTTCAGGGGTAAGACATGATCAACCAGACATTCGGTCCCGCTTACGGTCAGGGCGTGTCGGTGGCGAGCGTGACGGCAACGTCAGCCTCAACGCAGATCGGCGCGGGGTCCAAATCCATCACGGTCACCAACACGGGCACGAACAACGTGTATGTCCGCACCGGCATCACGGGCCTGACGGCCGTCGCGGCGCAGGACTATATCGTCTTGCCGCTGACGCAGGTGTCCATCAGCAAGCCGCAGGATCACACGCACGTGGCTTATGTGTGCGACACGGCGCTGACATCGACGCTCCACCTGATCCCCGGCGAAGGTTTCTAAATGAGGGGCCGCAGCCGCATCAGGACGCGGGGCCGTACCGGGTCTAACTCCCTGCTGTCGCAGGCGACGGCGGCGCTGGGGGCGGCGCCCTATCACTATTGGGACTTCACCACGAACCGCGCGCTGTTCGCCGGGGTCGACGTGGGGGCAGTGGCATCGACGCCAGGCTGGAGCTTCACGCGCGCGAGTACGGGCTATGCGCAGACGCTGAGCGGGCTGCTTGTGCCGTTCGCATCGGGCGTGCCGCGTCGGACGGACAAGGGCCTGCTTGTCGAGGAAGCGCGTACCAACGTTGCGCTGCAGTCGCAGACCATGAGTAGCGCGACATGGGCCAAAGCCGGCACGACTATCAACGCAAATGCGTATGGCGCACCGGATGCCACGACCACCATGGACGGCATTCAGGCATCCGCAGGAAACTCGGGCCACTACATCCAACAAGGTATTGTGTGGACTAATGCCATACAGACTGTCTCAGCTTATGTGCGGTACGTGAACCACCAATGGATTGCGATAGGCCATGGCGATGGGACGACAGCGCGGTTGGCTTCGTTTGACCTACTCAATGGCGTTGCTGGCGCCGTCACGAATGTCACATCGACCATTACCAGCCTTGGCGGCGGGGTCTATTTCGTGACGCTGACAGGTCTGACGGCCAACCTTGCGGCTGCGGGCAACATTTCTGTTTCGATGAATTCATCTAATACTGCAAGCTTGCAGACTTGGAACGCTTCAGGAACCGAACAAATTGGTGTGTGGGGCATACAAGCCGAGGCTGCTAGCGGGACACTCAGCGCTGCAACTAGCTATATCCCGACGACGACTGTTGCTGTGACGCGCGCGGCTGATGTGCCGAACGTGGCGACGCCAGGAACGCCGTATCCGAATACGATGTTTGTGCAATTCAACAGGACGTCAGGTGTAAATCTTGGCAACTCGTTTGCAATGAGCCTTGATGCGGGCGCCAATGACCGGAGTGTCATTCTTGCGACGACGGTTAACCAGCCGCAGGCAATCATAACGGCTGGTGGTATCGGGCAATTCAGCCAGACCATTGGCGCGGCGTTGGCTGCCAACGTTAACGCCAAGGTTGCCCTGCGGACGGCAGCAACAAGCGCAAACGTGGCGCGTGATAATGTGTTGGGAACGGCTAGCGGCGCCATCACGGCCCCGGCTTCCCCAACGACGGTTCGTTTCGGTGTGGACCAGACCAACGCAAACCCGATCAACGGATATGTCCTGCGATCCGCTGTCTTCAGCACTGGCCTTGCTGATGCTGCGCTGCAGAGGGCGACGCTATGAGCTGGAATACTTCGCTGATCGACGGCCCCATTCCGGCCTATCAGTTCCTTGGCTTTGACCCCAATGGGCTACCGATCTTCGGTGCGCTGTTGCCGATCTACAATCTCAACGTTGCGCCGCAGGTGATGACGGCCGAGCTTGAACCGTTCGTGGTAGAGCCGGCAAACCCCAAGCGCGTGTTTGCGGGCGATGATCCGACCGACCGCACGCTGACGGTGTGCTTGTCGTTCGCCAGCGAGACCGAGGCGCGCGCGAAGCTTGCGGCCTATTGGGTGGCGGGGGGCTAGGGCGTGCAGATCCCGATCCTTTCCGGCGCCTACAGCGATAGCAACGCGGATTTCCGCGTCAGCTATCCGCTGAACATGGTCCCGGTCATCCAGCCGCAGGGCATCAGCAATGGCTATCTGCGGCCGGCAGACGGCATTGTGAGCAACGGCACGGGTCCGGGCGTTGATCGCGGCGGCATTAACTGGAATGGCACGCTCTATCGCGTCATGGGTACAAGCCTTGTCAGCATTTCAGAGGCTGGTGCGGTGACAGTCATCGGCGCGATCCCCGGAACTGACCGCGTTATCATGGTCTACTCGTTCGATTATCTCGCCATTGCGGCGAATGGCGGGCTGTACCTCTATGACGGCGCGACGCTGGCGCAGAATACCGACCCCGACTTGGGAACTGTGATCGATGTGGTCTGGGTCGATGGGTATTTCATGACTACGGACGGCGAATTCCTGATCATCACTGAGCTTAACAACCCGTTTGCTGTCGATCCGCTCAAATATGGATCGAGCGAGATCGACCCCGACCCGATTGTGGGCCTGATCAAGATCCGAAATGAGGTGCATGCGGTAAACCGCAACACGATTGAGGTGTTTCAGAACGTCGGAAGCTCGGGTTTTCCATTCGAGCGCATCCAGGGCGCGCAGATCACGCGCGGAAGCGTTGGCGTCAACGCAAATTGCTCGTTTCTGGATCAGGTCGCGTTCATCGGCGGCGCGATGAATGAAGGCAACGGCGTCTGGCTGGGTTCCAATGGCGTGTCGACCAAGATCAGCACGCGCGAGATCGACATTATCATGGCGGGCTATACCGAGACGCAGCTGGCTGCATCGCTCATGGAAACCCGCACCGACAAGGACCACCTGCAACTGCTTATTCACCTGCCGGATCAAACCCTCGTCTATGATGCGGCTAGCAGCAACGCCGCGCAGCAGCCGGTCTGGTATGTGCTGAGTTCCAGCCTCAATGGCGTCGGTGAATACCGCTCAAGCCGCCTGATCTATGCCTACAACCGCTGGAACACGGCTGACACGCTGTCGAGCCAGTTTGGCTATCTGGTCGATGACATCTCGACGCATTGGGGCGATACGATTGGCTGGAATTTCCAGACGCAGATCATCTACAATGAGGGCCGCGGCGCGATTGTGCATGACCTTGAGCTCGTGGCGCTGACGGGGCGCGTGGCGCTGGGCGCTAATCCGCAGATCATGACGCAGTATAGCCAGGATGGCGTCACCTATAGCAATCCGAAGTTCATCAGCGCGGGCAAGATTGGCGACAGGGCAAAGCGGCTACTGTGGCTGCAGCAAGGGTCTTTCCGCAACTGGCGGCTGCAGCGGTTTTCGGGCACGTCTGATGCGTTCCTGTCGTTCGCGCGGCTTGAAGCGCGTCTTGAACAGCTGGCGTGGTAATGGCGAGCGACAAGTTCCTCACCCGGCAACAGATTGCAGCCTTCGTCGGCAATGATCCCGAGGCAATCCGCGCGATTGAGCGGCTGTTCGCGGTGACAGGGCAGCTGACGCCGACGGATATCGAGACGCTGACGGCCGCGATTGATGCCAACTCGCTGGCGCTGGGCGTCGCGGGCGATCAGGCGGAAGTCATGTCCGCCATCCTTGCCATGGCGGGAACAGTGCAGGGGCTGGCGACGGCGCCGGCCATCGTGCCGCCCAAGCGCAAGGTTTACGGCCAGTTTTACGATACCAACACGCAGACGGCGGCCGCGATCAACACGGCCTATTCGGTCAGCTTCTCGAATACCGATCTTGGCTTCGGGGTTTACCTGTCGGGCACGCAGATCACGGTGGCGCAGGAGGGGTTTTACAACTTCCAGCACTCCATCCAGATCAACAAGACGACGGCTGGCAAGGGGCTGTTTTACCTGTGGTATGCCAAGAACGGGACGGACGTGGCGGAGAGCGCGCGGCGCATCAGGATCGAGGGAAGCAACTCGGAAAACGTCGCAGCGTGGAATTACGTCTTTCAGCTTAAGGCGAACGACTACATAGAGTATAAATGGGCTGTGAATGACACAGGGGTTACGATCAGCCGATTTGCGGCGGGGGCGCCGGTCCCGGCAACGCCTAGCGCGATTGTGACCGTGGCGGATAACGTGGGAGCTTGATCAATGGCCGTTGTCGCAAAGGTTCTTGTCCCGCCAAAGCAGCTGGAGAATGCGCAGACGGCGCAATATACAGCCACCAGCGTCACCGCGATCATCGATAAGGCCACCATCACGAACACGACAGCCAGCAACGTCACGGTGAGCGTCAATCTTGTGACGTCGGGCGGCTCGGCCTCCAGCTCAAACCTGATGATTTCGACCCGGACAATCCTGCCGGGCGAGACGTACCTTTGCCCCGAGCTGGTCGGCCAGGTTCTTGCCTCTGGCGGGTTCATCTCGACTATCGCAGGCGCGGCAACCTCGCTAACCATGCGTGTCAGCGGGCGGGAGGTGTCCTGATGTTTGAAGGCTTTACCAAACGTTTAGAGGAAATCGGCGGCCTGCCCGAGCCCTTCGTTACCGCTACGGAAAACCGCGCCAATCGAAAAATGGTTGTGGATAACTGGAAGCTGGGACCGGAACAGGCCAGCATCGACCCGAAAGCTAACAAGCCGTATTGGGATGCCTTGGCGAAAGCGTGGAAGGTCGATGTGAAGGCCGCGCGCCGCCGGCTGTGCGCGAATTGCGAGTATTTCGACAATTCGACCGAGCGTCAGGCCGAAATGGAGGCAATCCCGCTCGATGCGCTGGATCAGGACGGCGGCGGCCGGGGGTTCTGCGTCAAGTTCGATTTCATCTGCCATAACCTGCGGGTCTGCCAGGCGTGGGAAGAGGCCGGGGGCGAATATGACTGAGCATGTCATCTCCGTGATCGAGCCCGCGCCACTCGCGCCGCACGAAATCGATCTGGATCAGGTCGAAGCGTACATGCTGACGCTGCCGCAGGTGGAATGCCCTGTGCAGTACCATTTTGGCCCCGGCATCTGCATCCGCGAGCGCGCGGCGCCCATGGGCTCGCTGATCGTCGGCCACAAGCACAGGTTTCCGAATACCAGCATGATCGTTTCGGGCGCCTGCGTGGTGCTGGAGGATGGCCGGCTAACGGAGATCCTTGCGCCGTTCATCTTCGTTGGTGAGCCGAAGCGGAAAGTCATTTATGCGCTGACGGATGTGATCTGGCTCAATATTCTGGCAACCGACATGACTGACCCGGCCGAGATCGAAGCGCATTTTGTCGAGCCCTCGCAGGCATTTCAGGAGGCGCGGCAATGTTCATAGCGGCCATCGCGACTATCGGCTCTGCCGTCATCGGAGGCTCGCTGGCATCCAAGGCGCAGAAGAAAGCGACCAACGCAGCCACGGCAGCGCAGACGGCGGCGTCTGATGCGGCAATCGCTGAACAACAGCGCCAGTTCGACGCGACCACGGCGCTATTCAAGCCCTATGTGGAGGCTGGCAACAGCGCGCTGGCGCGACAGATGGACTTGAACGGCCTCAATGGCCCAGAGGCGCAGCAAGCGGCCATCGACGCCATCCAGAGCGGCGCTGAATACGGATCACTTGTCCGGCAGGGCGAGGAAGGCATCCTGCAGAACGCCTCGGCCACGGGCGGTCTGCGCGGCGGCAATGTGCAGGGCGCGCTGGCGAAGTTCCGGCCGGAGGTTTTGTCGAGCCTGATCAACCAGCAATATCAGCGCCTCGGCGGCCTGACGCAGATTGGGCAGGCATCCGCTGGCGGACAGGCGGCAGCGGGCGGGGCGTTTGCGAACAACCTAAGCAACATCTTCACGCAGCGCGGTGATGCCATTGCCAATGGAGCACTCGCGAACGGTCAGAACCAGGCGAATATGTGGGGCAACCTTGCTGGTACAGTCGGCTGGGCGGCGGGTAAGGGGCTGTTTGGTCAGCCGCCTGCAGGGGGAGGCTTCTAATGCCCGTCAATTATCAGATGGACGTCATCAATCCGTTCCAGGCCGCGCTGCAAGGCTACGGCGCCGGGGCGCAATTGCTCCAGCAACAGCAGGCCGCGCAACAGCAACAGGTTGAGCAGGGGCAAAAGAGCCAGCTGTTCGGTCTCCAGATGCAGGAAGCGCAAGGCAGGCTGGCCCAGCTTCAGGCCGAGCGCGACAAGGCGGCGGCGGCGGCGAAGGTCAGCGCGGACGTTTACAACATGCTCAACCAGAAGGATTGGGCAAAGACCGTCACGGCTGGCGACATTGCAAAGACCCTGGATGCCAACCCCGAGCTTGGCAAATACCTGCTGGCCGAAAAGCAGAAGCTCAATGATGAGCAAAAGCTCAACGCCTTCAACCAGAACTGGTCAGTGGCGGCAGCGCTTGAGCTGGGCAACACGGCGCAGGCTGAGCAGCTGCTTGAGACGCAGGCGGCGGCATTCGAGAATTCCGGCGACAAGGAAAAGGCCGAAACGCTGCGCGGGATGAAGGAACAGCTGAAGACCGAGCACAGCCGCGACATACTCAAAAAGACTATGTTGGTCAACGCCAGCACGCTGATGCCCGATCAGTTCGACAAGCTGCGCACGGGGCTTATCCAGGAAGTGAAGCTGCCGCTCGATATGAAGTTGGCGCAGGCGCAGATTGATCGCGAGCGCGCAGAAGCGCGTCTTGCTGTGAAGCGCATGGAGATGGAAGCCAACGGCGGCGGCAAGGTGCAGAGCGCAAATATCATGGATGACGGCACAACCGTCATGCTCATGGCGAATGGTGGGCGCCGCGTGCTCGATCCGACTGGAAAGCTGGTTGAGGGCGAGGAAGCGCAGCGCATCATTGCGCGGGCCAACGAAGTCTCGGCAGACCTGCAGGCACAGCGCGCGGGCGGGCGTCGTGCCGCCGGTATTGGTCAGGACATCGCCAAGGATGCGTTTGTCTCGCTCGGCAAGATCCGCAGCAACATGCTCAACCTGGATAACGTCATCACGGCCATTGATAGCGGCGCAGATGTTGGCCTTGTGCAAAGCCAGCTGCCCGCGACCAACGCTGCAACCCTCGAACTGCGCCAGCTGCAGAACCAGCTAGGCCTTGACGTTATCGGCTCGGTGACATTCGGCGCGCTGAGCGAAGGCGAGTTGAACCTTGCACTTGACACGGCGCTGCCGGCCAAGATGGAGCGTGCAGACCTGCGTGCATGGGTTATCAAGAAAAAATCCGCACAGCAGAAGCTGGCGACCTACATGGAAAATCAGGCCAAGTTCCTGTCCATTCCGGGGAACACCGTCGGCGACTGGCTCAATCACCTTGAAGGCATGCAGGGGGCGCCACCTGCGCCGAAAGCCAGCGGCGGCGGCATTCCTGACGGCTCCGAGCTGGTGCGTGATGCGAATGGCAAGCTGGTGCTGAAGCAATGAGCAAGACAGTCACCATCGACGGGAAACGCTACACTGTCCCTGATGACGCGACGCTGGACGAAATCGAGGAGATGATTTCCTCGGCCAATCTCACGTCCCTTCACGGCCCCGAGCTTGCCGCCGCGCGTGAGGCGCAGGCACTGCGTGATCGGCAGGAGACGTATCTTGATCCGCTGGCGCCCAAGGGTAGCGGCCGTCCCGCTGCCGGACTTCCTTTCGACCCTTCAAAGTTTCGCATGGTTCCTGCCCGCAATGCTGACGGAAGCGAGGCGGAAGGCGTTTTCCGGCTTGAGCCGATTGCGCCGAAAAGTGAAACCAAGACTGCTACCAGTTATGCCGACAGCCTCGGCGCTGCCGCTGATTTTCTTATGGCGCCGCTCGAAAGCCGCGACATGGGATATCGCGGGCATGATGTCCGCTTTCAGACGCCCATCGGTGGCGTTGTCATTACCGGCACGGGCGATCCTATCAACGAGCTTGTGCGGCCACTGACAGAGCCCCTGCTTCGTTTTCCCGAAGCTGTCCTGCGGAATGCCAATCAGGCCGTGCAGGATTACGATCCGTTTCACCAGATGGGGCGCGGGTATAACAACCTCGTCGACGCTGGCGTCGATGTGATCGAGGGGAATTACCGCACTGCCATCCCAAAAGCGATTGAGGGCGTTGCCGAAGCCGGCGGTGGCGCCATGGGGCTTATGGGCCTGAAAGGCGGTCCCAAGCCGCCCGGCGCCGCAACCTCGCTTGCGCAGGCTGAGCGCATGGCGGCCGACACGCGGGTGGGATTTCCGGGTGAAGTGTCGCCCGCTGTCGCCGCGCCGGCTGCTCCCGAGACCCCGCCTCCCGCCGCCATGTCTTATGAAGACGTGGCCGAGCTTGTCCGCACGGCTTCGCGCGGCGGCATGGGCAGCCAGCAGGCCGTGGAAAAGCTCGCGCGCGCCGCGCCACTCAACAAGGAAGCTGCCGCCGCAGCTGAACGTCTCGGCATCGACGTACCGCCTGACGTGCTGCTGGATCATACGCAGCTGAAAGAGGCAATCGGCCTCACGCGATCCGTGCCGGGGTCGATTGCAAGCGCTGCATGGAAAGATGCTGTAGAACGTTCGGCGACCAAGGCCGACGAAGCCATGGCGATGATCGACGGCTCGCCAGACCTGTCCGAGATATCGTCTGACGTTCTCAAGTCTATGGATGACACGCAGCGCGCTTTGGAAGCGCAAGCCAACGATATGTACAAGGCGATCAACGCCAGGATCAGCGGGGAGGCGCCGAAGGCTGCTGAAGCGCCGGCTGCGCCAGAAGCAGTGAAGGTGGAAAGGCGCATCACCGATATTCCGCAAGGGAGCAATCCAAAGAAAACCACTGAAATGATTACCTCCCCATCGCAATCTGATGTGGCGCGTATGCTGAAGCAAACTGGGCCGGAAAATAGTTTGCGATACATCAAGGATAAAGACGGAACGATCCATATCGCGCGCGGCGATCTAGCCACCCACTATGATATGCTTGGTGGATTAAAATCTGACGTAACTGCTTCCGATTATCAAGCGCTTGATAGCGGGTCTATCTATCGAACTGATGCGGGCGATATTGTCTACGCCACGGGCGATAGCGAGTACCCGATCAAAGGGCTTCTTCGCTCACCCTCTCCCTCCACCGTCACCCCGTTCAAGAGCGGACCTACCGCTGAGCCGGGAACAACCGCTGCATTGACAGGCTCAAATGCTAGAGTTCAGCGGTTGTTAGATATGGTAAAAATCGGCGACTTGGGGGTCGCAGATGTTGCGCGCTCGATGCCGAAGAAAGACGTTTTAGAAGCTGCTTCACACATTGTCAGCACAGGCGTTCCAATTCCTCAGCGCGTTACGAACTTGAAAGAGGCGCTGGAGGTTATCGAGGATCGCGCGGCTTTCAAATCGTTCTCCAGCGATGTTAGCCGAATGGATCAGGGGTTAGAGCCCTATCCAGAGCTTCGCACGGAGATGAAAACTGGTCCCGGCAAAGTCACCCCGTTCAAGGGCGCAGACAAGCCGATGGGAAGCGGACCAGACCTAGCCGCTCTGAAGCAGCAGGGCTTTAACACCGACAAAGTTTATTACCACGGCGGCGACGTTGAGTTTGACACGTTTGACATGACCAAAGCTGGGCGGCGTGAGATTCCGTGGTATGGCCGAGGTGCTTACCTGACACCAGATCGGAAATTGGCAAAGGGTTACGCCCAGCGCGGCGGAAAAGTCATGCCGTTCTATGTGCGTGGCAAGATGCTGGAAATTCGTAAACCTGAAGATTGGCCGTCATGGCTCAACAAGGAAGCGGAAATTCCGCAGCAGCTTAAAGACCGTGGCTATGTCGGTATTGACATTGAAATCAAGACGAAGGGCCCGAAATACGGTTCTGACTTTCGACCAATGGTTGATAAGGACGGCAAACTTATTCTGGAAGAACAAAGGGGCAATCCTGAAATCGTGGTCTTTGACCCCGCCAACATCGTCCGCGCTGACAAGCCCACCCCGTTCAAGGGCGCAGACAAGCCGCCTCCCGTGAAGAACGGGGAGCGCGCAGAGCGTCAGGTCTTTGATGCCCCAAAAGTAAACCGCTCAATCATCAACCCCAAGGCCGACTTGGGAACAACTGAGATAATCAGAAACCCGTCGCAAGCCGACTTGCTGCGACTGTCCAAAGGCGACGGCGGCTCCGTTCGATATTTCAAAGACGAAGCGGGCAACATCTATGTTGCAAATGCTTACGACACAACACACGACGCAATGCTTAAAGCTACAGGTCAAAAGAAGTCTGTAGAAATGGGGCGCCTGGATCGAACGCCAGAAAACAAGTTTGACGTTAAGGTCGGCGACGGAAACACGCTGGAAGAAAATCTTCGCGTCTTTCCCATGACGGGTAAATGGCTGCGCGGGGAAGCTGAGCAAGGTGCGCGGCCTCGTTCGATTATGGATGAGACCGACGCTTTTTCAATAAAGCGAAGTGGCGCCACATCTTCTCCTCCCAAAGCCCCGCCGACGGTCGATCTGGTCAACTCGCGCGAGTTGATGAATAAAGTTTTGTACGGAGAGGATGGAATAAGCGGGCTAGGAGGTAATACGGAAAGCCTGACGACGCTGGAGAAAAAAGTTCTGGCATTGTCAGCGACGGGAAGAAAAAGCCCGGTCATGTATGACGAGCTTAAACGGCTAAAGCAGGATATTGGCGCCGCTCTGGGAAGGCGGAATAGTCCATACGGCGACGTTAACGAAGGGATTTTAAACGGTCTTTATGGCGCTCTTGCCAAGGATCAGTTGCTTGCCGTTGAGCGCATCGGCGGCAAACAGATGGCTGATGATCTGCGGCTGGCTAACCAGATTTACGCAAAGGAGCGTGAGTTAGGCAAAACCATCATTAGCTTGTTTGGCCGTCCTGATGGCGGGTCAATTGCGCGCAAGCTCCTTTCGGCCCTACAAAGTGGTGCAAAGGGCGATGTCACGGGCTTTAACAATATTATTGATCAGTTGCCGGCACACCTGCGGAAGAAAGCCGTCGCAACAACAATTGCGACCATGGCAAAAGAGGATAAGACCAACGCCTTCGGGTTCTCAAACTATGTAAAGCTCTATCAGAACCTACGCGCTAATTCGGTTGTATATAAGAAGGTTATTCAGACGCTTGGCCCTGAAAATGAGCAGTTCCTGAATGATCTCTACAAGATTTCCAAGCGCATCACAGAAGCGCGGGCGAATGTGAAGACCACGGGACAGGCTAACCAGGCGCTTGTGCAAGGCATGATGGCTGAAGGGCTTGTGCAGAAGGTGCTGCAATCGCCGGCAGGACGCATGATGACTATTGGCGGTGCTACAACTGTTGGTGGCGCTGCAGCTGGTCCTATTGCTGGTGGGTTTTCAGCGATGCTAGTCAATGCTCTCGCTAAAGCCAACAAAAAATCCCTCAACGCTGCGGGCGACCTGTTTGCATCGCCTGAGTGGCAGCAGCTGGTCGCCAAGGTCGCAGCCGAGGATCGCGTCGACAAGCGCGCTTTCAACGCAGCGAAGAACAGCAAGGCTTACCAGAGGTGGACGAAGCAAGTTGGCATCACGGATCCCGACAACTGGCTGCGTCAGGCGCTGGCATCATCGATCGGCATAGGGCTGGCGCAGCAATCACAGCCACAACTTGAACAGGCGGCACAATGAGCAACGCAGTCACCAACCCGTTTCCGTTGTTCTATGACCGCTCGGGACAGCCACTCAATGCGGGGTATATCTATGTCGGCACGGCGGGCATAAACCCCGAAACATCACCGGCGACGGTCTACTGGGACACGGCTATGACGGCGCCGGCTGCGCAGCCGATCCGCACGCTTAACGGCTATCCGAGCCGTGACGGCAGCCCAAGTGAGATGGTTATCAGCGCATCGTCTTACTCCATCGTGGTGCGTGAGAGCGATGGTACGCTGGTCTATTCCAACCTGAATTATACCCCGATCCTGCAGACGACATTCCCCGAGACGGGCTTTCAGATCACGAAGCCTGCGAGCGGTTCGACGCTGGCCGGAAACGTTATCTTTGACGCGAACGCCAACACGATCCGCATTTACGAGAATGGCGGCGCGGGGCGTGGCGTCCTGATCGACATCGGCAATGCAGGGTCAAAATCCACGCTGACGATGAATGAGATCGCACAGACGCTGCTTCTAAAAACCCTGACCAGCCCGACGATCAACGGCGGCGCGCTGTCTGGAACGTTCACGGGCGCGCCGACCTTCTCGGGTGCTATTGCCTTCACTGGCAGCCCGGTCCTGACGACTCCGACGGTCAACGGCGGTACGTCATCGTCAGCCTTGCAGACCAGCTCGGAAACGACGGGCGCGCTGACGTCCGCCAGCAACAATAAGCGTGTCGCCTGCACGGGCAACGTGACGCTTCCGGCATCTGGCAACACGGTGGGCGATATGATCCTGATCGATCCGCAGGGCACGGCGCGCACCATCACGCGGCCAGCGGCGCACGCCATGTATGTGAGGGACGTGGATAGCGCGACGGTAACGACATACGCGCGCAACAGCGCGATGGCTTTGTTTACTGCTGCGGCGACGTGGACCGTGAGCGGGACGCCGTAATGAATATCCTGCTTGCCATCCAGGCGTGCATTGGTGGGCGCCCGTTGCCCATCACGATCCCATCGAACTGGGGGGCTGTCACGTCTGCTACGCCAGTCAACACGGCCACAAAGACGCTCACAGTTCCATCTGGCAACCCCGGAAATGTGCGGTTCAACCTGACGCTGTTTACCGGCGGCACGCCACGCTATGTCAAGAATGGCGGCGCGGCTGTCGGTATCACTGATGGCGATGTTGTGAACTTTGCGAATGGCGACACGCTTCTCTTGCGGCTAGCCTTTGGCGTGAGCGGTGACACGGCAACCATAACCGCAACAGACGTGGCATCCGGCTCTGTCGTTGGCGATGCTGTGTTGACCGTCGCCTAAACGCAAAAAGCCCCGCCGGTTAGGGCGGGGCTTTTCGTCAGGCTGATTTCTTCCAGCGGAGTTCGGCAAGTTGCCGAGCGGGATTGGTCTGAATGACCGTGGTCTTTTTCATGTCCCGCACGAAGGCATAGAGGCTGAACACGTTGAAGACCGAAAGGCCGAAGCTGACCACCCAAAGCGCCCAGTCAGGAGCGAGATCCTTGCGGGCGTCGAGCCATGCAAGACCCTGATGGGTCATGCCCGCCTCGATCAGCACCAGAACCGCACCGAGGGCGATGGTCAGCCCGGCGGTGAGAAAGTGCTGCTTCTCCGTTGCTTCACTGAACCGGGTGACGCAGGTGGAGAGGATCAGTGAGACCGAGACCAGCGCGGCCGACATTCCAGCTGCGATAATCCAGTCGAGGGTTTCGGTAGCATTGAGCCACCACGGCAGGGCGCCAAACCCGATTGCAAGCCACATCAGAACGTTAGAAGCGGCCAGCGCGCGAAATTGCGTATCGTACATTATGAGGGTCCATCTCATAGAGCCTTGGCCGGGCCGTTTGGCCCGTTTCCACCCCTCGCCACGCGGAGGCGGCTCTTTCGAGGGGTTCCGCCTAGCGGCGGGGTTTTAGACTGCTATGTCAAATATCATGCATGGAAGTACTCAACATATACTTTCGACCCCTTGCCGAAAGGTTACATCTAGACTGTAAAGCCCCTTTATCGATCACATTTGCGTGATAACTAAGATTAGGAGAGGATTAGCCGGATTTGGCCTCGTCATTTGATGGTGTTCGTTCAGATGTGCATTGCTGCGGGGCGCCTATTTCAGTTTTTGCCCAAGCCACAACATCGGCGCGGCGATACCTAACCGCCCTGCGAATTTTTATAAAAAGCGGGCCTTTGCCGGCCCAGCGCCAATTGGCGAGCGTGCGCGGCGAGACGGGGACGCCTTCCGCGTTAGCAACGGCGGCAGCTTCCGCCTCAGTCAAATATTCGGACATTATCATCTCCAATAAAACCCCGCCATGCGCGGGCTTCACTGGGTTTGTGCGGTATTCATCAGTGCAAAACAAGCCACATTTTAAAAAAACACCTTTCGCCCGACACATAGACCGTCAAACCGCAATCAGGTAAACGGTTCACAGGGCTATGTCGGGGCTGCACGTGGATGACATCACGCGGATTGAATTGGCAGGCAAGGCGTCGGTGCGCGAGCTGGATCAGTTGCGCACAGACATGCGCGACAAGGCCGACCGAACCGATGTCACGTACCTGGCGACATCGATGAGCAACGAGCAGATGTCCGCCATGGAGCGTTACCGCACCGTGCAGGCGAGCATTGGCGAGGTGGAGCGCGCGGTTAAGGCGCTGGCCGACGTGGTTGCGCAACAGAGCGGGATGCCATCGCCGCGCGCCGCAAACTTCCTTGGCCGCATGCCCCCGCAATTCCTTCTGGCTGGTGGCGTGGCGCTTGGCGCCTTAGCCATCAAGAGCCCTGAAGTCGTCACGTGGATATTTCATCAATGAGCACGACACGCAGCTGGCGATACGATCTAATCGCGGCTGGCCGCTGGTTGAAAGACCACGCGCCAGCGTTCACGGTTGTTTTTGTCACTTTCAGCGCGCTCTGGTTTGCTGTCGCGCTGTGCTGCCTGACGCTCTACGTATTTGACGCGAGTTTCTATCGTGGTCTGGCGCCACCTGGTATGGAGCTATGGTTTCAGTGCATTGGCATTGTCTTCAGGACCGTGGTGATCGCTGGAGGCTTGGCGATCGTATGGGCGAAGTCCAACAAGCTGCCGGCGCAAGCCATCGCAACGCTTCGCTTCCTGTTCCTCATGTCTTTCTGCGCTGTGCTGGTTTCGGCGCTTGGGTATGTCAGTGAGGGCGGAGATTTCCATTATCGGAAGGCGGCAAGCGTCCAGAAGACAGAAACCGTGAGCGTTGAGAGCGCAGACACGCGGCTTGCCCGGATCGATACCGAGAAGGCTGCTATTCGCGCTGATCGTGACCGCCTCGTCAGCGGCGCCCGCGATAGCATGAAACTGGTTTTGAGCGATGGCGTCGCGGGCAATGACGACCTGAAAGGCTTCGAGGCGCAGATCGCCACGTATGAGGCTGATGCATCGACTAAGCTTCTGGCGCTGGATGCGCAGGTAAAGGCCATTGAGGGTGAGCGCTTGGCAGCCCGCCAGACGGCGACTGTTCAGGCAGTAGGCGATCCGGGCCTTGCGACCGTGTATCGTTTCCCCGAGCGCTATATCCCCGGCTGGTCGGCCATCATGGCCCGTGATGTGTTCAACGTGTTCTGGACCATCCTTCTGGAGTGTGTCGGAGCGTTCGGGGCGCAATCCCTGTTGTCGATGCAGATGGCGCTGTCCAAGCGCATCAAAGCGCAGGAAGCTGGGGCAGAGGGTGGGCGTGCATCGGCCAAGGCCAAGATGCGTCGCCTCATCACTTACGCCGCAGCGGCGCAGGCCACGGCGGTGAACAACAAGCCTGACGACGCCAATGGAGCTGCGGACAATGGCAATTGAAATCCCCCG